GGACGACCTTGCGTTTATGTTTAGTGAATGTGAAGTGGAAGCGGAGGCTTTTTCGGCACCTGTTGCGTCAGGATCAAAGGGGAAGGAACCCGCCGACTCCGTTTCGAATCCGTTTATTACTCCAGTCCCTGAGGAAAAAACAGTAGAGAATGGTGACCCAGTTGCAGAGCGCAAGGAGGCGGCTCGTGCACTTAAGGTGAGTATCAAGCGTAAGAATGGTAAGACGCTTGAGAAGCAGGTTCGTGCGTTGCCGTCTTGCCCAGAAGGCCCACCACGAAACTCACCTCCACCGTCGCGCGCGGGTCCTCACCCGCCAGCCTCACCACCACCTGGTCCCGCGGGTTCACCCCCGCCGGGGCCGGGAGCTCCTGCTCCTGCCCCTCCAGCACCGCCGCCGGCTTTAGACGGTTATGTGTTGGAACAAGATGAGGCTGAAGATTTCATGGTGTCTACTAAATTTTGCACCCCTGGCACGATAGCAATGCGCCAGGAAATTATCCATTACACTGTCGAGCGAAGACTTGCGACCGATAGGAATGTGAAGGAGATAACCCAAGATTTAAAAGTCCAGCATATGACTGGTTTCGCTCCCGATTGTCGAATCCCATACATCGGGCATTTGGTCAATTTGGCATTGTGGGCCTTGACGACGCCATTTAGTTCACATTGGTTCGTCTGGATACCGACGATGCTTTCATTTATCGTCATTTCTTTAAATGTCATTTTGACCTTGAACGCTTGGATCATCTTTTTCTTTTTCATTATCGTGTTTCCTTGGCTTTTGATCGCTACTTATCTGTCGAACTCTTTTTCCGGCTTATATATGCAGTTGGCAGATCGTTGGATGCAACAATTTAGACTTTATGTCCGGGAGCACACAAACTACATGTGGCGCACGATTCATGTCTACTACGTGCCCCATGCTATTTCTTGTGTTGTTAATACCTACCGAGCAGGCACTGACTCTCACACGGTCAATAGTACCTTGGGTCTGCGGTTAGGTCGGTTGAGTGCGCTACCTATTCCTGATGCAGTCTCTGCCCAGCTCTTGAGCGGGACGGAGATGGTGGCTGCTTATGTAATCTCGAAGCAGCCTTTTTTCGACCAGGCGCTCGCCCTATGAGGGGCGAGCGTAAAATTTACGCAGTAGGAGCGCGCGTAGACGAGGTGCCGGTTCCAGCTGCTGACCCCTCTCTTTTGAGGGAGGGGAAGGCGAAATTGTCGGTGCCTGCGTCGAGGAGACCAAGAAGTAAAAATTATAGACAACTGCCTTTCGGTGCTGTCCCCGGTTATGCACCACTTTCCTATGACAGGAATGACCCTGCCACAGTCGACTTGGCGTATCGCGGTCGGCTGTTTCGAGATGTTCCCACGCCTGATCAACATAGACTCGCTGAGTTCAAAGCCTTTGTAGAGGAAGAAGTAAAAAAACTTCCCAAGGCTAAGCCAATGACTTTCGAGGAATGGATCGACCAGGAGAAGAATTACAATGAGGAACGTAAGAGACAGCTGCGCGAGGCGCATGAACGGCTAAAAGGCGGGCGACCTACCACGCGACAATGTCAGCATGTTGATTCATTCATTAAGCTCGAATCTTACCCAGAGTACAAATACCCGCGAATGATCAACTCACGCTGCGACGCATTTAAGGCGTGGGCGGGTGGGAAAATTAAGGCGATTGAGGAAGTTGTTTATGACCACGACTTTGAAGGTGTGAAATTCATCAAGCATGTCCCCGTTCCAGAACGGCCAACCAGGATCTGCATGCTTGACAAAGCGAATATGGCTAATGGTGAATCTGACTACAAAGCTTATGAATGTTCTTTTGACCCTAAAGTGATGGAGGCCTGTGAAATTCCTCTCATTCTCCATTGCTTGTCAGATACTCCTGAGGACGCTCGGTTCATAGCCGACGTAGATTCTGGGTGGAACCGCATGCGGACCCGTTCCGGGGCTCGAGCCAAAGTTAGGGGGAGGCGCATGTCGGGTGATTTGTGGACGTCGTTGGGTAATGGGTTTACCAATGCTATGATAATGAAGTTCGTGTGTAAGAAGTTGGGCTACAACGTTACGGGATATGTTGAGGGCGATGACGGTCTTTTTGTTTTTGACCAGATGCCTCCGATTGACTCGTTTGAAGCGTTGGGGTTCAAGATAGAGATGCACCCACTTCCTCATGTTAATGAAGCCCATTTTTGTGGGATGGTTTTTGCGAATCCCAAAGAGATTATGAAAGACCCACGACGTGTATTTGAGAATTTCGGGTGGACTCATTCTTTTATTCATGCTGGTAGAGGGATCATGCTGGAGCTGCTTAAGGGAAAAGCTCTGTGTGGTCTCTATGAGACTGGCCAATCCCCCATTGTTGGTGTCCTGTATAGAGAAGCCTTGAAGTACTGTGGTGACGTAGCTCCGAGGTTTGTAGGCGATGGATACCATCCTGTCCCCGAAAAATTTGTCCCCGAAAAATTCTCACCGTCTCCTGAGACAAGGCTTTTATTTGAGAGTAAGTATGGCGTTAACGTTGCCGTCCAGTTGGAAATAGAGAAGGCTATTAGAAATCGCGATTTTAACCGCGTAGCCGAACTCTTGCCTTCGGAGGGTCACGTGAATCACTATTGCACGCTTTATGTCGAGG